TTAGTAAGGTTCCTCATTGCATTAATTAATTTCATTTTTTATTCTGTTTATTTGTTTGTTAATTTCTAAAGATACCCTAATAAATCCTGACTTATTAGGATTTTGTAACCTATAATCATCAGATTGATTTAATAGATTTTTTAAGTATTCTTTTTGAATATTTATTAAAGATTCTATGTCTTTTAATTTTCCCTTATTTTTCATTTTTCTATAAATTTATATTGATATGATCGCTTAATTTTTTCATGCAAGCCATAAAAAACTTAGTACGCTCTATTTCTAAAATCTCATTATTAATTGATTGCAAAGATTTATTTAAATCACTTGGGCAGTTGCTCATAATTATACTATAAACATCTTCAAATTTACCTCCCCATTCGTCAATAATTAAAGGCTTTTTAAATTGCTTTTTGATTTCTTTTATCGCTTGATTTATTTCTTTTTCGTAAATTTTCATTTTGTTATTTAATTAATAGTTCAAATTGTTTTGTTTTTGTTATTAGTAATTTGTGGTGTTTGTATTGTAAAATTAATCAATTATAATGTCAAGTAAATATTTAATCTTTTTTTAAGTTTTTTTTAAATAATATTTTAAAGCTAGGATTTTAAAGTGTTTTTAGCACTATATATAATAGCAGTAAATTTATTTAATCTTTTTTTATTATTTTAGTTGGCATTATAAAAGCTTAATGTTAGTATAAAGACAAGCTTATTGATTAAGTGATTATTAACAACAAAAAAAACAAATATGAAAAATACACAAAGACAAGAAAAAAACAAACAAGATTTTAGTAAATTAGCTAATTTAGCTAATCAAGCAAGAGCTATGAGAGATCTTGAAGCGCTAGAAGACTTTGCGGCGATAGAAAAACCGCTTAACTACTTTATCAAAAAAATCTATAACTTGGAAGGTCAAGAATTAAACACATTTACAAACTGGAAGAAGCAAGGCTTTATGGTTAAAAAAGGTCAAAAAGGACATTTATTTTTTAGCGCTCCCAAAACTTTCAAAAAAGAAATAGAAAATAAGGCAGGGCAAAAGGAAGAATTAAAATTTAATAAATTTTGTAAATGCTTTTTATTCGCTCAAGATCAAGTAGAAAAAATAGATTAGGTTTTTAATCCACCAAAAAAAAACCCTTGCTTTTTAAAAATAAATGAAAAAAAGTACTTGACAAGCTCCCTTAATTTGGGGGTTTGGGGGTAAGCGCTAGCGGGGTGCTACACTAGAATTGTGCAAGAGTGCCGGCGGTGCCTAAGCGTGCGATAGCTAAGCCCTTACAACATTAGCAGAGCGGTTGTAAGAAACTATTGACATAATATAAAAAGTATGATATACTTGATTTATTAACAACATAAACAAAAAAAATATGAAAATCAAACACACAATAAAAGAATTAGCAATCATTGAATTATTTCAAAATCAAAAATTAACTGGTCAAACTGCTGATAATTATAGAAGATTGATTAACTTGATAGATAAAAATGCTATTGAGCGATCAAAAAGGCAAGCCGGGTATTACTGGAGTAAATAAATATGAGTTATTGGGATATAATAGCTAACGATATATCGCAAAAAGAATTAGATGTTTTAAAACCTAAGTTTAATAAGGTACCAATTAAAATAAGATTTACTACAGTTAAAAAAAAAGATGGCAAATTGATTTTAGTTAAAGATTTAGCAGAATCAAAGAGACATTATTTATTGAAATATAAAGAGTGTAATAGCGTTAAAAGTTGGCGTTGGTGGTTAAAGTATAGATTAGATTTATATAAAAGAAAATTATATAATCCAAGAAATGATTTTAATAAGAAATATAATTTTTATAGTTATAATTTAAATTTAAGTTGACATTAAATATTATTACATAATTCTATTGTTATTATTAATTTAATTAGTTTTAAAAGTGGCAGGAGGTCAGCCAACAAAATACAATAAAGATATTGCCGAGCGATTAACCGAGTTACTCAGCCATATGACGCTTGACAAAGCTGTTGTGGTTGTTGGTATTAGTGAGCAGACTTATTACAATTGGCTGTATAAACATGATCAATTCTTTGAACTTTCCAAAAAAGCCAGATTAACTAAGGGAATCCACCACTTTACGGAGGCTCAGAAGGTTTTGGATGAGACGCGAGAAGCAAGAAAATCACAAGATGAAGGCTTTAGATCTGATTTAGCAAGATTAGAGTTAGATTTTCATCTAAGGCTTGCTGGTAAGGCTAATCAAGGCTTGTTTGGTGATCCTAAAAAAGAAGATGCCACGACAAAAGAACCTATCATCATGAATGTTAATTTAACCAAAGAAAAAGAATAATAATTAATAACAAAAAGAAAAAATGATACAATTAGATAATGCAAGAAATACACAAGAAGCAGTTAAAAGAGCTAAAAATTCTATTGAAGAAGATAAAATTAATAAATTATCTGATAAGATAAAAGAAAAAATTTTAGCACTTGATGAGGCTAGAGCAATAGTTGCTAATTTAGAAAAAGAATTAGATGAATTATGTGGCTAGAAATGCATCTAGTTAGCTTGATTGAAAAACAATTAAATTCTATTACTGTAAATCTTGATGGTCTTAAATCTAAAGTTTCTGACTTAAAAGATAATGGCTGGAAGTCTTACATTAACTATCAAATAGATTGTAAATGTTATAAGCTATATTTGGTCAATAAAGATCAAACTATTGTAGCAAACACACTATTACCAGCAATAAATAATACCAAAGATATTTATTTGATAGCTCAAGAGTTTAAATTTACTGCTATTAATAAAGAAAAAGAGTCTATTATCTCTTTGCTTAAAAGAGTTAGAATAATCCAAGATAAGGATAATGAACTTCAATCTTCATCCGAGACAGTCAACTTGCTTTCAAAGCGAAGCTACTGAAATATTATATGGCGGTGCTGCTGGTGGTGGCAAGTCTCATTGTATGCGAACACTTGCATTATACTATGCAATCAATGTCCCAAGAATCCAAGTTTTTCTATTTAGAAGATTAAGCGATGATTTAAAAAAGAATCATCTGGACGGCTCAAGTGGTTTTATCTCTATATTGTCAGAAATGCTTGATCGGAAGCTTTGCAGTATATCATATCAAACAGGACAAATCACATTTTGGAACGGATCAAAGATAAATTTGTGTCATTGCCAGCACGAAAAAGATGTGTTAAAATATCAAGGTGTTGAGATAAATGTATTGCTAATTGATGAGTTGACTCATTTTAGCGAATATATCTATAAATTTCTTCGGGGCAGGGTTCGATTAGGTGGGTTAAATGTATCAAATAATAAAGTAGGCGTTTTGCCGAGAATTGTTTGTGGGTCAAATCCAGGTGGTGTTGGTCATGAATTTGTTAAAAATACTTTTATTGATAATAGAGATCCTTTCGAGATTTATAAAACAGATGATGATGAAGGGGGTATGACTAGACAATTTATCCCTGCTAAGTTAGCCGATAATCCGACAATGACTGAGAACGACCCAACTTATAAATATAAATTATTGGGATTAGGTGGTGCATTAGCAAGAGCTATGTTAGAGGGCGACTGGGATGCTATTGAGGGAGCTTATTTTGAAGGATTTGACAAAAATAAGCATGTAATACAGCCTTTTAATATTCCTGCTTATTGGGCAAGGATTAGAGGTTTTGATTGGGGCTACTCGAAGCCCTTTGCTACCTTATGGGCTGCAGTTAGTGATGGTTGTTTGGTTGAAATTGATGGAGTAAAAAGGGCATTGCCAAAAGGTGCTTTAGTATTTTACAGAGAATATTATGGATGCACTGGCAAGCCTAATATTGGTTTAAAAATAGAATTGCCACAAATAGCGCAAACAACGATGGAAATGCAAGATGGCGAGGTTATGGATAAACAAGTGGCCGACCCCGCAATCTTTGATGAAAGCCGGAAGAATATGGGAATGACACAAGCGGAGGAAATGGCAAAATATGGTTGTTATTATGAAAGGGCGGATAATAAAAGGGTAGCTGGCTGGCAACAAATAAGATCAAGATTAATTGGCGAAAATGAACAGCCACTAATTTATTTCACTGCTAATTGCAAAAATCTTATTAGAACATTACCCTTGATGATTTATGATAAATCAAAGCCTGAAGATTTAGACTCAAATCTGGAAGACCATTTAATGGACACTTGCCGATACATCTGTATGTCAAGACCAGTTACAATAAACAAGACTTTGACTATAGAAGATCAAGCCAAGCATTGGTATGATAATTTTAATCCTTCTGATATAGTGCAAGATCCAAATATTAATCATTATGAGTAATAAAATATTGATTTTTTAAAATTAGGCAATATTAAGGATTATATCAAGGCTTGTAGATGCGTTGTTTATGATAAAAAAGATATATTATGAATAACAAAGATTTACAAGATAACAAAAAGACTAGCAACGAGTTAAAGCTTATTGAAGTTTGGAAAAAAGAAATTGAGAACTCAAGAGCCTACTATCAAAAATGGATTGATGAAGCTGATAAATACGAAGCTATTTATGAAGATCAATACAATAATATTGTTGATGGTCAAAGCAATAGATATAATATATTCTATTCCAATGTTGAGACTTTAGCTCCCCTTATTTTTTCTAAACTACCCAACCCGAATGTTACAAGACGCTTTGCTAATAATGATAAACCGTCAAGAATTGCTAGTGAGTTATTAGAAAGGTCATTAGAGTATTGCCTAGATGTTGACAAAGCAGAGACAGCTTTTTCAAAAGCAAGAAAAGATTATCTGATAACTGGCAGGGGTTTAGTTAGGGTCTATTATGATGAAGCTGAAATAATCAAGATTCAAAATGAAAATGGCGAGATTGAAGAAGATTTTGATGACTCAACAAAGAAAGTGGGCATTGAGTATGTCAACTGGCGAGACTTTTTAACTTCAACAGAGCAAAACTGGGACGATATAAGGTGGGTTTCTTTTTCTCATAAAAAGACTAAAGATCAAATCAAAGACCAGTTTGGCAAGAAAAAAGCTGATAGAGTTTCTTTTAATAGCTCAAGACTTAGCTTAATTGATAGTAATAAATTACAAGATTTATCTGATATTATCGGCATTGCTGATGTTTTAGAAATATGGGATAAAACCAACGAAAAAGTATTATGGTTTGCTAACTTAGAAAGCGGCGACCCCATTTTATTATCTATAGATAATGACCCTTATAATCTAACTGGGTTTTTTCCAATTCCACGCCCTATAGGCTCTGATTCAACAAACAATTCAGTATTGCCAATACCTTCTTATCGAATGTATAAAGGGCAGGCGGAGGAATTAAATAAACTTGATACTAGGATTAAATCCTTGATTGAGCAAGTCAAATATACTGGGGTTTATTCGTCTATTTCTGAAAGCCAAAACTTAAAAAATTTATTAAATGGCAATGATGGCGAATTTAATGCTTTAAAAGGTATTTCACCAAATCAAAATATTAAAGACTCTATTTACACAAAAGACATTATACCGATTGTTAATGCTATATCTCAGTTAAACGATCAAAAAGCTAGGGTTATTAATAATATTAGAGAAATAACAGGCTTAAGCGATATTGTAAGGGGTGTTACTGTGGCGAGTGAGACGGCAACAGCTCAAAGATTAAAGGGTGATTTTGCTATCTCAAGAATACAGCCACTGCAAAAAGCAATGGAGTTAATGATAAGAGATGTCATAGAGCTTGAAGGTGAACTATTAGTTGAAAATTACGACATCGCAGAACTTGCCAAGATGACTAATTTAAAAATAGTTGATATTGCTTTGATTGAAGAGCAGTCAAGGAAAAAACAAAATGATTTACTTCAAGAAGCTGTGCAGCAAGTCAGCCAAGATCCGCAAATAGCACAGGATCAAATCGCACAGCTTGAAGCTCAACAAAAAGCAGGATTAAAAAAGACTCTAGCTAAACCCAAAGCTGACTTAAAAGGTTATGCAGTAACTCCGGAAGAATTGCAAGAAGTTGATGAGTTGATTAAAAATGATAAACTAAGAACTTTTGCAATCAACATTGAGACTGACTCAACTGTGATGGTAGATCAAAACAAAGTTAAGCAAGACAGAATAGAGTTTATAGCAGCAATTAGCAATTTTTCTGGACAATTCTTGCCCTTGGTGCAAGCTGGTATTATACAGCCCGAAGCTTTCAATGGCTTTTTAGAGTTTATGTCTAGACCTTTCAAGGTTGGTAGAAATTTAGAAGAGTTATTGCTTGCTAAACCTGAAGAAGAAGAACAGGAGCAACCAACAGCAGAGGAAATGCTGGCACAAGCTGAAAATGCACGCAAAGATCAAGAGTTCCAGTTAAAAGTGCAAGAGTTCCAGTTAAAAGCTAATATTGAACAGCAAAAAGTAGATATTGAAAAAGCTAAGGTTAAACAAGGACAAATACAATTTGAAGATAAGATTGATTTTGAAGATGCCAACAAAGCTGCTGACAGGCAAAAAGAATTAGTATTACAAGCTAATAAATCAGCATTTGAGATAGGACAAGAAGCCGTACAAAATGCAGGTCAAGCGATTAAAAACACTGGGGGTTAATATGACAACATTGAGGCTAGTTTATAATAAAGAGACTAAGAAAAATGAATGGGTAGAGATTGGCAATATTTCTGCTGAAAATCTAAGGAAAGTTCCAAAAGAAGATTTAAGTATTAATAGTCAGATAAGAAAATATGGCGATATTAAAAGCCCTATTACTGGCGAGCCTTTTTATACTAAAAGAAGCTATTTGCAGCACGCCAAAGATAATGGCTGCGTAATTAAAGATTGGTAAATAATGGCTACATATAACGAAAAAGTTTTATCCGGTATTGATCCCGATTTAGAGCAAGCTATAAGAGTAATAAAAAATCAATATGGTCATGATGTTTCAGTCAATAAAAAAGCTAAAAACCTACTTAAATTTGATAGAAATACAGCCGTAGGCAATAACACTGGAGGTTATACCCTTATGGGACTTCTATATGATTGCAAAAATCCCCCCTTAAAGACTCCTTTTTTCAACCAAGCCGAAGATAGCAAAAAAGAGTCTAAAAATAAGCAATTACAATTTGATTTATTCACATGACAAAACAAGAAAAGAAAGAGCTATATAACTCTAAAAATGAGCGCATTAAATATTATTATTGCATCCACATTAAGCGAGCTATAAAGAAAGATGACAAAACCATTATCGATGAAATAAAGTATTTAAGAGAATATGAGCTTTTTGATAATTTTGCCAATTTTGAAGCCTACAACAGCAGCAAGGCCGATAAATACATTAA